GAATTTTCATTGACCACACGTGGTGAAGAACTTTTTAAGCACAAACCATACAATAAAATGAATATTTTTATTATCATAACCACTTTAATCGCATTAATAATTGCTCTTTTGAGTCTGCTTTTTTCTCTCTAAATACTGCATCCCCGTCAACTGCATCAGATAGTGCTGCAGGGCCTGCTCCACGCTGATCCGGTATATTTGATAGCAAATATCACCGCTGTTGCCGTAGATATCCAGGCTGCTGCATAAGCAAACCACACATTTTTATTTTTCATAGCATCCTCCTTTGCCATCCCATGATACAGTATCCAGGCATCAGTCCATATTCCGGTACATCCCGGAGCACGTACCGGATCCGGCCAGTGTATTCTCCGTTTTCCCACTCCATTAAGATCAGGACATCTCCCGGCTGTAATCTTTTCACAGCTCAAAGTTCTTCTTTTCCTCCCGGACTGCCTGAAAGTACTGTGCTAAGTTTTTTAGTGAGATTTTCTCTCTTCTGGTCCTGTCCGTATGTAGCTCTCATATCTCCCACTTCTGCTCCCTGATGCTCTATTCCCATTGTTAATAAATCGCCGTAAGAAAAGCACCTTGTAAATCCAGTCTTGCGGTCTCGTGTCTGGATCGTGCGCGGATAAACCGCTATCACCTCGTACTCCCTGGTCTCACTGATAAATCGGTGTTGTCCCCGTCCGCGGGTCTCCAGCGGCTCCTCGATGGACTTGTGTGTTGTCTTAATTATGTCGCCTATATGTACATTATGGATTCGCGGCGCAGGATCCGGTAGAAGATTGCCGTCCCAGTCCTTATACTGCATTGTTGTCTCCTTCCTGGACGGCTGCTGCCTCTTGGTATCAGCGGCCGCCCCGTGGCTATGTCTATAGTTATCGTGAGTACACTCCAAAAGGCTTATTGGTTTAATTTCTTAATTGTTTCTTTGACGCTGTCGTAATAGCGATTGATTCCACGCACTAAAAGTTCTGTCTGTGTAATTCCCATCATTTCAGCGCAATATTCCATTCGCCGTTTTTCTTCTGGTGTCAGTCGTACTGAGATAAGTTCAGTTCGTGCTTTCATAATTTCTCCGTTTTGTATATACAAATTTGTATATACATTATTTCCATTTGCTGTAGGTCAGGGTTTCCTCCGACCAGTCTGGATAATGGTCCTGCAAATACGCTCGGAAGAGTTGCAGCA